AACTGATTGGTCAGGTTGCACAAACTGTAGATAAATTACAAGACTTACAAAAGAAACTAAAAGATTTAAAAGAAGTACCAGGAAAAACTACTGCTAATATTAAAAACGCTTTATTTGTAGGTTCAACAAATGAATTACAAAAAATGTTAAATAGGAAAGACAATGAAATTATTGAAGGCGAAAGCGGAACACCAGAAAAAGATAATACTGGAAATAAGTAAAATTCATTACATCAAAACTATGACGCCTTTAACAGAGTTGTTAAATGGTGAAGAGTTACAAAATCCTATAGAAGTAAGACAACATACATATTCATTGAAACCTAGAAAGGGAGTAGGTGGTAAACCTTATGCAGAAAAACAATATTCAGTATTCAGAGGCAGTCAAAGAGTGCAAGCTGCCATTAAAATGGGTTACACTCACATTGAGGGAATTGTTGTAAATGACTGACGCATATCTAGGTAATCCAAATCTTAAAAAAGTAAACACACCTGTTGAATTTACTAAAGAACAAATTTTAGAATATCAAAAGTGTGCTAACGACCCTATTTACTTTATGAGAGAGTATATACAAATTGTATCTCTTGATGAGGGTTTGGTACCTTTTAAGATGTATCCATTTCAAGAACATATCGTAAGGACAATACATGACAATCGTTTCACAATTTGTAAATTACCTAGACAAAGTGGTAAATCAACCACTACTATTTCATATCTATTGCATTATGCCTTATTTAATCCTAATAGTAATATTGCTATCTTAGCAAACAAATCATCAACTGCTAGAGACATATTAGGTAGACTACAACTTGCTTATGAAAACTTACCAAAGTGGATGCAACAAGGAGTTATAAATTGGAACAAAGGTAATATTGAATTAGAAAACAAATCTACCATTGTTGCGGCTGCCACATCTTCAAGTGCTATTCGAGGTGGTTCTTTTAATATTATTTTCCTTGATGAGTTTGCTTTCGTGCCTGCTAATATTGCTGAGATGTTTTTTAGCTCTGTTTATCCTACAATATCATCTGGACAAAAAACAAAAATGATTATCGTATCTACACCATATGGTATGAATCAATTTTACAAATTATGGACAGACGCAGAAAATAAAAGAAACGATTATATACCTATCGAAGTACATTGGTCAGAGGTGCCAGGTAGAGATGAGGCTTGGAAAGAGGCCACAATTAGAAACACCTCACCTGAGCAGTTTCAACAAGAGTTTGAGTGTGAATTTTTAGGTTCTGTAAACACACTTATTAGTCCAGCAAAAATTAAAAATATGGCCTTTAAACAGCCTATAAAATCAAATGCAGGTTTAGATGTCTTTGAGGATCCTATAAAAGATAAAACATATGTTATAACAGTTGATGTTGCAAGAGGTGTATCAAAAGATTATTCAGCATTTGTTGTATTAGATGTATCACAAATGCCTTACAGAGTTGTTGCAAAATATCGAAACAATGATATTAAACCTTTGTTATTTCCACATACTATTGAACAAGTTGCAAAGGGATATAATCATGCCCATGTGCTGGTCGAAACCAATGATTTAGGGCAACAGATTGCCGAATCTTTACAGTTTGAGTTAGAATATGATAACCTGTTAATGACTACAAATAGAGGCAGAGCGGGACAAATTTTAGGTGCAGGATTCTCAGGTCGTGGTGCAGGTTTTGGTGTTAAAATGACCAAACAAATTAAAAAGATTGGCTGTGCTAATATTAAAACACTTGTAGAATCAGATAAGATTTTTATAAACGACTTTAACATTGTTGAAGAGATGAGTACCTTTGTAAAAAGAGGTCAATCATGGCAGGCTGAAGAGGGCAATACAGACGATTTAATGATGTGTTTAGTCATTTTTGGTTGGTTATCTAATCAGCCATTTTTTAAAGAGCTGACTGATACAAATGCAAGACAAATGTTATATGAAGAACAACAATCATTAATTGAACAGGATATGGCGCCTTTTGGTTTCATAGATGACGGCACACCAGACCACGAAAAAGTTGAAGTGGATGAGTACGGAGATGTGTGGCATCCAGTTGTAAGAAAAGGCCTCTAGTTTTAACTTATTATAAATATCAGTAAGGTTGAATTTTGAATATGGGCATAAGAAAACTTATGAGTATTGAATATTTTAAAATTATAATTAGCTAATTAAAAGGAGAAACCTAAATGGCATTTCAAGTATCACCAGGTGTTCTCGTACAGGAAAAAGACCTTACTAGAATTATACCGGCTGTTTCGACTTCTATAGGTGCTGTTGCTTTTCAAGCGACACAAGGACCTTTAGATGAAGTAGTTAGTATTTCTAGCGAACAAGAATTAGTTTCAACATTTGGAAAACCTAACTCAACTACATTTGAGGGATTTTTCACTGCTGCTAACTTCTTAGCATACTCTAATTCTTTAAGAGTTGTCCGTGTACAGAATTCATCTGTATCAAACGCTACTGAATCAGGTTCAGCGTTTGTAGTAAAAAATACGACTGATTACCAAGATAACTATGCTGACGGTTCTGCTTCTGTTGGTTTGTGGGCAGCTAGAACAGCTGGTGCATGGGGAAACAATTTAAGAATTGACTCATGTCCATCTGCTACTGTTTACGAAGAACTAAACAAAACTACTGTTGCTGACGCCGCTATGGCTGTTGGTGATACTGTAGTTACAGTTACATCAGGAACAGGCATAAGTGCAGGCGACATAGTAAACTTTGGTGACAACTATGAATATAGAGTTGTTAGTGTTGCAACTAACGACTTAACAATTGTTAGAAAAGAAGAACCACAATACTTCACAGCTTCTGACTCTTCAGGTTTACATGCAGAACCGACAAACGGTGCTCAAGTAAGAAGAAGATGGAGACATTACGATTTATTTGACAAAGCACCAGGAACTTCACCATATGCACAAGCAAACGGTGGTTCAGGAGATGAGTTACATATCGTAGTTGTTGACGAAGATGGTGGTATTTCAGGAACTAAAGGTGAAGCTTTAGAAACTTTTGGTGCAGTATCAAAAGGTTCAGACGCAAAAACACCTCAAGGTTCTACTAACTACTATCCAGATGTAATTTACAATTCATCAAATTACATTTACTGGATGGACCATAACGCTTCAGGTTCAAACTGGGGTAGCGCAGTATCAGGTACAACTTTTACTTCCGTTACTACAGTAAGTGAAGTATCACTACAAAGTGGTGCTGATGGTTCAGCTGCAACAACAGCTCAAAAGCTAACTGCTTATGAAAAATTTGCAGACGCAGAGACAGTTGATGTTGGACTAATCATGGCTGGTAACGGTAACGCTACTCACATTGACAACTTAATTACAGTTGCTGAAAATAGAAAAGACGCAGTTGTATTTGCTTCTCCAGAGAGAGCAGATGTTGTTGGTGTAGCAAACGCAAATACACAAAAAGATAATGTTGTAGGATTCTTTAACGGTATCCGTTCATCTTCTTATGTTGTGTTTGATAGTGGTTACAAATACCAGTACGACAGATACAATGATGTTTACAGATATGTACCTTTAAACGGTGACATAGCAGGTTTAGCTGCAAGAACAGACCTAGTAGCAGACAGTTGGTTCTCACCAGCAGGTCTTAACAGAGGTATTGTTAGAGGCGCAGTTAAATTAGCATTTAATCCACAAAAATCTCATAGAGATGAGTTATACAGAGCTAGAGTAAATCCTGTGGCAACATTCCCAGGACAAGGAACTGTATTATTCGGAGATAAAACTGGACTATCTGCTCCTTCAGCATTTGATAGAATCAATGTTAGAAGACTGTTCATCACTTTAGAGAAGGCAATCTCAACTGCTTCTAAATTCCAACTCTTTGAATTCAATGATGAGTTTACAAGAGCAAACTTTAGAAACATTGTAGAGCCTTTCCTAAGAGAAGTACAAGGTAGACGAGGTATTACAGACTTCTTAGTAGTCTGTGATGAAACTAATAACACAGGTGAAGTAATTGATAGAAATGAATTCATAGCAGAAATCTTTGTGAAACCTGCTAGAAGCATTAACTTCATTACTTTACAATTTATCGCAACACGAACTGGCGTCTCTTTTGACGAAGTTGCAGGTTAAGGTAGAGGAGAAATAAAATGGCAAACATTAACGACTTCAAAGCTAAACTTGCAGGCGGTGGCGCAAGAGCCAACCAGTTTAAGGTAACTATGCCTTTTCCTGGTTATTCGCAAGTTGGTGGAGAGATAGAAGAACTAGCATTCTTATGTAAAACTACACAGTTGCCGGCAATGACAATTCCGTCATTTACGGTACCTTTCAGAGGTAGACAAATTAAGATTGCTGGTGATAGAACATATGCTGATTGGACAATCACGGTACTAAATGATACAAATTTCAAATTAAGAAACGCATTTGAAAGATGGTCAAATGGTATTAACAATGCGACAGATGGTGAAGGATTAACAAATCCTGCTGACTATCAAGTTGACGCATTTGTTGACCAATTAGATAGAAATGGTGCAACGATTAAGTCTTACACTTTAAGAGGTGTATTCCCGACTGAAATCGCTGCTATTGAATTGGACTACGGAACAAATGACGCAATCGAAGAATTTGGTGTGACATTTGCTTACCAATACTTTGAAAGTAACACTACTACTTAATACATAAATAGTAGTAAAAGTAAAGGAATAATATTATGGCTGAATTATTTGGATTTTCTATCACTCGTCTTAAAAAGACAGCGGATCCAAAACAAAGCTTTACACAACCACAGGCGGATGATGGTACACAAACCATCGCCGCCGGTGGATATTTTGGTCAGTACCTTGACATGGAAGGTCAGGCCAAAACAGAGCAAGACCTCATCCGAAGATATAGAGAAATAGCATTACACCCCGAATGTGACATGGCAATCGAAGATATTGTCAATGAAGCAATCGTGGCTAATGAATTGAAGGATGCTATTCGACTAAAATTGGATGAAGTACCTTTTGGTAAAGAAGTTAGACGAAAGATAGAAGATGAGTTTAAAGAAGTATTAAGGTTAATGAACTTTAATACAAAAGGTCACGACATATTTAGAAGATGGTATGTTGATGGCAGAGTTTACTATCATAAAGTAATTGATAGAGAGTCGCCAAGAAAAGGTATCACAGAGTTAAGATACATTGACCCTAGAAAAATTAAAAAAGTTAGAGAAGTAAGAAAGAAAAGACCTGACGGTCCTACACCTCATGGTCTATCTATCATTGACGAATACGAAGAATACTATTTGTTCAATGAAAAAGGAATTGCCGGCACAACATCTGGTGGTATTAAGATTGCACCAGATACAATTTCATTTGTGCCATCAGGATTAATTGACCAAAATAAAAATATGGTCTTGTCTTATTTACATAAGGCTATTAAACCTGTAAATCAATTAAGAATGATTGAAGACGCTACAGTAATTTATAGAATTGCTAGAGCGCCTGAAAGAAGAATATTTAAGATTGATGTTGGTAATTTACCAAAAGTAAAAGCTGAACAATACCTAAGAGATGTTATGGCAAGATATAGAAATAAACTTGTCTATGACGCACAAACAGGTGAAATCAGAGATGACAGAAACTATATGTCTATGTTAGAAGACTTTTGGTTACCAAGCAGAGAGGGTGGTAGAGGTACAGATATTACTACACTACCTGGCGGACAAAATCTTGGAGAAATATCTGACATTGAATACTTTAGAAGTAAACTATATCGTTCATTGAATGTACCAGCAAGTAGATTAGAAGCAAGTCAAGGTTTTAATTTAGGTAGAAGTACCGAGATTACCAGAGACGAACTTAAATTTACAAAGTTTGTACAAAGGTTGAGAAAAAAGTTTACAGAATTATTTAATGACATTTTAAGAACACAATTAATATTAAAAGCTGTTATCACGGAAGAAGACTGGCATACTCTAAGAGATTTTGTTCAGTATGACTTTTTGCAAGATGGACACTTTGCTGAACTTAAAGAAAGTGAAATGCTTTTAGAAAGATTAAGATTAGCAAACGAAGTGAGAGATTATGTTGGTAAATACTATTCAGTACAGTATGTTAGAAAAATGATACTTAAACAATCTGATAGAGATATTGAAGACATTGATAATCAAATCAAACAAGAAATTGATGACGGCATTATATCAGCACCTACGGAAGATATTCCAGGTTCTGGTGGAAACTTATAGGAGATAAAAAATGAGTGAACATATTAAAAAATTTGTTGACGACTTATCAGTCGGTAATAATGCAGAAGCAGGAGAAGCTTTTAAAGACGCTTTAAGAGCTAAAGTTGCAGACAGTTTAGACCAGGCTAGAGTTGATATTGCAGGTAAAATTTTTAGTGATGTTGAACCACAACCGTTCAGCGACCCTAAACCAGCAGTAACAGACCCTAATCCTGAAACAGCTGTGATAATTGACACACAAGGTCAAGAAGTACAATTTGAACCTAATGGCAACGAACAACCAACACCTG